GTTTTTATAGAATCTTTCATATTATACATGGGCTTAAAAATAAAAAACCTTAGTATAATATAAAATATGTCTGGAGGTATTGCTCAACTCGTTGCAATCGGTGCCCAAGATGCGCACCTCGTCGGTCAACCCGAAGTTTCCTTTTTCAGGTCCAACTATAAACGTCACACAAACTTTGCCCAAACTGTCGAAAGACAAACTATCCAGGGCAATCCAACTGCAAACGGTATGTCATCTATTCGTTTCGAAAGAAAAGGTGATATGCTCGGCTACGTCTACATTTCACCAAGGGCTGGTACTTCTACAACATCTGGAGATTGGTGGAAATCCATTTCAAAAGTTGAACTTTTGATCGGTGGCCAAGTCATCGACACACAAGATGCTGCATTCTCCCAATACGTCGCCCCATGGGCCCTTTCGCAAGGTAGTACCAAAGCAGGTGGTCTTATTGCTTCTGCCGAAACACCATCCCGAGGGTTTTACCCACTCAGGTTTTCGTTTTGCGAAAACGCCCAATCTGCGATCCCATTGGTCGCGCTCCAATACCACGATGTTGAATTAAGAATTACGTGGGGCGAAACTATAGTTACTGACCCAGAAGTATACACCCAGTTCATCCACCTCGATACAGATGAACGCACAGTTTTATCGTCTACGCCACAAAACATGCTCATCACACAAACAACTTCTATTGTCGCATCCAACAGTAAGGTTCAAGAACTCCCGTTGAACCATCCAGTTAAGTTTATTGCTGGTACTCAGGTGGATTCATCCACTGGTAAAATAGCTACTTTAAATTGCGTCTCCTCTGGTTCTATCAAACTCCAAATTAACGGTACGGACGTTTCTGACTTTAAGGTCGCCAAACCACACTTTACACAAGCCCCAGTTTATTTCCACTGTCCAAACTCGAATGTCGATAACGACGCAGATAATAAATTTTTACAACCATTCTGTATTGACACGGCCAAAATCCAACCAACAGGTACACTCAACTTTAGTAGACTCGACTCTGCGAGATTTGTTCAAGATACTAACACCTTCACGGGTAATATGTATGCCGTTGGTTACAATATCCTCCGTATCGAAAACGGTATGGGTGGTTTGATGTACTCGAACTAATTTAATTTAGCCACTTATTATAAATGTTCTGGCAATTAGTTTTTTTACTAGCTTTCATTTTTATTATAACTTACGATCCTAAATCCGGAACTTTGAATCATCTCATTAACTCTAAACACGAAGAACCCGTACAAAATGCGGAGTGTAAAGATGGACATTACCAGGAGATTCAATTTGCTCAAATGGGATACGAGTGTCCAAAAGAAGACGGTGTACACATGGGTGCGATTATACGAACTTAAAAACATGAGCTTCTATTTTACTATAAAATGTTTACATTCGACCGTGAAACCGCCATAATTGTTGCTATTATAATGTGTATAGCAGCGTCTATTTATATGTATAAAGAACTTAAAACGACCAGGGAAGAAATGGAAAGTGTTAAAGGAATGAATGGAAAAATATCTTCATTTTTGTCCCAAATAACACCCGTCAGAGTCCCAGGACCAGCGCAAAAAATTGAACAAAAAGATACACCAAAAGAAACCCAAGTTGATGAAGATAGTGAAGAAAATCAAGATAGCGAAGAAGAATCTTCAGAATAATCATCTCGCTCAATTATAACTTGCAATCGCGCAATGAAAAAATATAAAGCTATAGCCATTCCCGTAATGTTTACGGGTTCTAAACCAAAGTTCCTGACTGTCCGAGACCGACGATTCAAAGATTGGATTTTCGTTACCGGAGGGTGTAGAAGAAAAGAAATACCTAATCCTATTAGATGTGCCTTACGAGAATTAGACGAAGAAACGAGAGGTGTTGTGAATCTAAAGAAAGGCGAATATACAGACTTCAAGTTTGTAGTAAAAGAAAGCCCGGGTGTAGATTTAGAATATAACGTCTTCATATTTTTCGTAAATTATACGCAACAGGAACAAAATGATCTCGTTAAGAAGTTTAACGATGAAAAACAAAAAACAAATTTAAAAAAAATACAAAAGTTACCCATTAAAAGGACCCATGATGAAAATGATTTTATGAATTTTGAAACCTTATCGGAATTTAATACGAAAAAACAGTGGGATCGTATAGTTAAAAACGTACTCAATAACCCAGAATTTTACGCGTGTGTAACTTCTGTTAATAGAAAAACCTTCTCTATTAAATAATGAAGTCCAAGGCTTATATACTATCTCAAATACAGGAATTACTCGTCGAAAGACACGGGTACACGCATGACAAGGCAAAAAGGTACGCAGAATTACACAAGGACGATAAAGTTTACGAACTTCTCGTTTTGAAAAAATCTTTATCAGAACAGGAACAATATCCAGAAATATCGTTTAGAAAAACACTTTGGCGACATCACTACGATAGTGAATGAATATAAAAAAATAAAACCAATACTTTATAAGTATATACCATGTTTAAACAATGGTGTAGAGAACAGGGGTTCTTAAACAACTCCAATGTATCACATGTGCTCATGGATGGGGGTATCCTTTCCGTGCCATTTGATAGATTGAATGATTTTTATGAAAAATGTGTAGAAGTGTATACTTTAGGAGAGAAGATTTTTGTTGTGGAACAAAAAACGGAAAATTATAACTTCTTTATAGATCTCGATTATAAAGATGAAACTGAATTAACTCTTACTCAAGTAGAAAGTATATGTAAAATTATTTGTGATAAAGTTAGTAAATTTGAAGGTGCCGGACAGGCTTTAATATCTATAGCAGAACCGAAAGAGGTTTCGAATAAACTAATAAAAACAGGTGTTCATATAAACTGGGAAGGTTTTACAGTGAATAGATCTTCAGCAATAGCTATAAGGGAACATGTTATAGATACTCTAAAATTAGTGTATGGTTCAGTAAATTGGGAAGACGTCGTTGATTCTGCCGTATACGGTAGTTCAGATAGAAAAACAAAAGGGAGTGGTTTTCGTATGCCTTTTTCACATAAACGTGCTAAACATGAAAAGTGTTCTGGACAGGGGTGTAAAGAATGTAATAACACGGGTAAAGTTATCCAGGGTGAATACTTACCCTATTTTATTTATAAAGGTAACAAAGGTCCTTTCACGCTACTCGAAACTATATTACCACACCCAGATGTTAATCTTCTACACATGGCAACGATACGTAGTCAAAGTACAAAACCAAATATTATAGAAGGAAAAACGGCGTTTCAATCAAATGAAGGTTCATCTTTTACACAAATGGAAATAAAAAATGAATTCAAAAACCAAGAGGTTATATGTCTTTTACAAAACTTTATAAACAAACACCTCGAAGGTCAGAAAACTTCGCGTATCACAAAAATGTTTGAATCTAATAATCAGTTTCTAGTATCAACCAACTCTTTTTATTGTGAAAATAAAAAATGTAATCATAATTCTAATCATGTATGGTTTCATATACTAGGAGAAACAATCGCACAAAAGTGTTTTTCTACTACTGATATTATGAGACATTATGGGTTTTGTAAAGATTTTACAGGTAAAAGACATCAATTACCACCTAAAATTGTAGATATTTTATACAAAGACGGTACAGTTAAGAAACATGTATCACCTAATAAAACTTTTTTCAAAAAGAAAAGTGATAATACCATAGATCATACCATAAATACTACACTTCTAGACTTTATAAATAAACATATGGTAAAAAATGACGCTACATTTAATGTAACAAGTATAAAATTAAATAAAACTAAATCTAAATCTAAATCTAAAGACTATTTAGTAAACACAACGTATACGTGTAGTGAATGTAACACTAACAATACAGATTTTAAAATAATAAAAAATAGAATTCAACAAGTTTGTAAATGTACCACCCGCGAACATTTTCTTCCGGAAAAAATAGTATCTAAATTATAGATACGCAATGATAGCTATAGTAGTTCTAGCTATTGTAATATACTTTGCATCGTCTTTAATTAACAGAGATACCGATAACATTATCATATCAGAAATAAATAATCTCGTACGACAATCTTACAAATACTCAGGCTTAAATAAAGATATACACAGCGAATTCGTTGAAAATATCAAATTAGCACTCGAACACAGGACAAATACCGAATTATCAAGAAAATATTTAAACAGGGCACTAGAAAATTTAAATGAAATATCGCTCAGTTCTATGTCAGGTGATACGGACGAATTAGAAGATATAGATACTATTATTAGTGATTTAAGAACGTATTTTGAGTATTTGTATAACGTTATAGAACAGCGTGAAAGTGAGTAAAATAGTTAAAGGAAATGTCTGTATAATAATTAATACTATGGCTGTAAACACAAGAACAAGATCCGGGAGAGTTTCTAAAGCGCCAGAACGATTAGAATTATTTGAAGAAGTTGAAGACGATTTTAAGGACGACGAATACGATTCAGATGAAGATTTATTACAGACAGACGATGAAGATTTTTGTACAGACGACGAATACGAAACCGACCCAGATGAAGATGAAAATGGAAACTTGAAAGGGTTTGTTGTTGACGATACAGACGAAGATGAAGAATATTCGGATGAAGAAGAAGAAGAAGATGAGTAATAATGAGCTTAAAAAAATAGATACTTTTTTTATATATGGAAGCTGAAGTTGGTACACCTATTGAGTATAACCCAGACGAATTCATGAATAAAAACAGTGATGAATTAGAAGAACGTAATGATGAACATAATCATAACGAACCCTATTATGACCACGTACAACCACCACCTGTATATTATAACCACCCGCCTTTACAAATACAGGAAAAAAACGATATTTTTTCAAATCTAGATAAAACAGGGTATGTTATTATTTTTGTAGCATTCTTATTAGGATTTTTCATGGGAAAAACTATGCAACCAGTTATTCTTCGACCGGGATAGGTTTACCACTTACCCAGTCGTATTGAGACTGAGTTTGTTGACCTTTGAATGTACCTATATTACCAGTTTTAGGTTCAGTAAAATACGCTCGACTTACAACCAAAGGATCTTTAATAATATCCTGAACTACGTCGGATGCAGTAACATTTTTTTCTTCCGTTTTATTTTTTACGTTATAGTACAATTTTAAAAATAAGACGATTATTGCGAGAACAATAAGAATGGTGATTATGTTTAATATAATACTCAACATACTTACATTTAAATAACAAAATTAATTTACGCCGCCTCTTCAGGGTCTACATT